GACCGAGGATCCTAAGCGTTAGGGCTCCCTTAGTTCAGGGTACTTAGAAATAAGTGCCTTGGATCAAGGAAGTTCAAACCTTAATTGACCATTGTAAGCGTCAACTTTAGTTGTCGTTTTTAAGAGGTTAGTTATGATCTTTGAGGCTTTCATGGCTCTGATAACTATGACGTCACGATGACGTACATAGAAACCAGAGTCTGAAAGAGGTATGTCAACCTTTCCGATATCGGCTCTGAGGCGTTCATTTGAACTCCCCATACCGTAATCATAAAGGTTGTCGAAGGTCTTAAGAAATAATTCTTCTGCTCTTCCATATACCTGTAAGAAAGGAACTGATTCGATTAAATCAAAACAATCACTTCCTCCGTCACGTAAAGAAGTAATCTGAATAACCATCTCGGTAGCAAGGTCTCCCAAGCTACCAGGTGTTTTCGGATTTACTATTCTTTCCCTGCTATCTAAGTAAAGCTGTTGAATAGTCTTAACAGCTACATATTGGGTGAATAACCTTCTATGCATCGGTTTAGACCATTTTCCAGCCTTACCGAGAAGTGAGACTACGTAGGACCTTATGGCCTTACCTAGAATCTCCTCTCCTTGTAGATAGCGGATTAAGGATATTACTAATTCAAGTGTTGGTTGGAATGCTCTATATTTAGGGCGACTCCATCTCAACACTTCAATATAGTAGTTCTTTACTACTGACATCAATTCTGAATCTCATCTCTTATACTGGATCTCTGAGAGGATAATTCCTAAACTAGTAATAGTTTCGGATTGTCTCTCAAAGAGAGCCGATAAGGGAAATGGTGAGACATTCTGATCATGGAGTCTGATTTGCTTAGCAAATTCAAATCCGTGTTCTGAATCATGAGTTTTACTTTCGTTAAACTCAATGCCCCATTCAGTTAGAATAACCTTATACTCTTTAGCAACGGCATCGTTAGCAATAACAATGTCATCGCCTAAGAGCATATAAGGACATCTTCTCCAATTATGGTTTGTTCTTTTACAAGACATCCATAAAAAGAAATGATGTGCTAATGTAGTAGAGGCTCATGATGAGTAGAGTCCCATTGGATTACCTGTCTTGTAAGTTACCTTACGAGAACGATAATCAAATGGTTCTCCTACCATCAATTGCTTTCATGCATTAGCATATTCTTCTCCAAATCAACAACTTAATATTTCCTTATTGATCTCAATGGGAAATCTATCAGTAAAGGCCGTAAGGTCAATACTATGATAAGAATTCCCTTTGGGTACTTTAAGGGAATAAAAGTTCTTAATTTGGTTCTGAGTGCAGTCTTGATTAATCTTGGATAGTTGTTTTAAAAGAAAATTATGCAAGGGCAGCAATGCTGCCTGTGTATAATAATCTCCTATAGCAACTTCCCGAATCTTACCCTCCTTATCAGCAACTTTCGCCAATCTCCGAGAAGTCAGACTACCCTTGCGGGTAGCACGGCAATCGAAAAATTGAGGAATGCGTTGATAAAGGCTTGTAAGTTTGAGCATCAAGTCATATAACTTCTGTCCTCCTACAATCTTAATTGATTCTAGCTGAGCAGATGTGAGACTAAATATGTCTTTATAAGAGGTCCAAAGGGCATGCCCATTTGGACCACTCTTTGAAGACATATGAAACTCCTTAAACAGTAACTGTTTAGGTATGTGACCTAGGTGTCTAGGGTTAACACCTAAATCCTTAAGAAAAGGGATAATATACACTTTCAATGAAGGTGGCGTTCTAGTAAAACTAGGGCCCGTCTCTATTGTAGAAGTGGATATTTCCCCATCTAACCTAATGAACCTTGTAATATATAGAGAACTAAAGATTAGCCGTATAAACGGGTAACTTTTGCTCTCT